AATCATTTTAGGTACAGCTCCTAAACCATGTCCAATAGTTGCAGCGGCGGCGGAACCACTCCATTCTATAATACTAAATCCAGCTGTTGTGTTTGCAGAAGTTGCTGTTGTATTTATTGAACCATCTGTATTTGCAGAACCAGAACCATTTGCTTTCCAACCCCAACATACAAAGGTTGCAGTATTTTTATTAATTCCATCAGCAGTTCCTAAAGTAAATCCATCACTATCAAAGGATTGTAAATTTGAACTATCGTCAAATTCTGCACCAGTAGTGTTTGCTAATAATCTTGCATTTGCACCTCTAACAGAATCAAAGATATGATGATTTTCTGCGTCACTTCTGCTTTTTATCCATACCATGTCTGGTTGCATATTTTCATCACCATCAAAAGTTTGTGCGTGATCATTACTTCCATTTCCTGTGTATAAATCAGCCTGAAAATATAATTCTGGATTGTCTATTGTTGTATAAGCTGCCATTTATCCTCCATACTCCGCTAAATTTTTAGTACATAATGCGTAAAAATCTTTTGATGCACTATCAAATGTTCCAGCACTAGGATCATATTCAAACGAACCATAGCCATTATCATCAGCTACAGCAGAAGATAAACTCCAAGTTGGATTTCCAAAATTTACTTCACAAGTTGAATTATATATATTAAAAGCAAAACCATAATCATACCCATCGGTTATTGATATTCCTGTTCCAGAATTTTGAACTGCGCCATTTTTTGCCCAATAAACTTTATTATTATCACAATCTAAATAGATTCCAATAATGTCATTTGTTGTAAAACTATCTCCATAAGAAGAACCTCCTGAATCATTTGTATCATTATATACTTTTCCTTCAAAAGCTCTATATGTCCAAGCCCTAGTACCTGAAGCTAAATTATAAAATAAATCTCCATTATCATTGTATTGAAGAACATCTATTATTCCATATTTACTAGCACTTCCAACAGCAGTAACTTTAACTTCACAATACCATTTGCCTGTTGTAACAGCCATTGTTGACATTAATGGCCTCCAATCTGAAGCTGAATTTGCTATTTTTAAATTTCCCTCCGAAAAAGTAATACCACTTCCTGTTGTCCAAGCTAAAGGATTTAATGTTGCAAAATTATTCGTAGGCGAATCCGAACTCTGGTCTGTTGCGGCTAGATTAGATACTGAAAAATCGTTATTGTTTCCAGATACATCATTTCCTAAAGCTGATGAATCTTCAAAATCCAACCAGAATCCATTATTTCCCCAAGTTATTCCACTTGATATATCTTTTGGTTTCCAGATTGTTGGACTATCAGAATCAAATTCACCAAAGTCAGTTACAGCATGAGCAACACCATCAACAAAAGCCATTTCAGCAAAGTATCCATCAAAATGTTGACCTGAACCTGACGCTAGTTTTGCTATAGTAAGTGTTTTGCTAGCTGTATTTATAACGCTATCTTCATTTGAACTTGGATTATTAGTACCTGAAAAAGATGTTTCTCTTACACCATTGATATACATTTTCATCCTATCTCCAGCAGTTCCATCAGAACTGTCGTAAGCAATTAATATATGAAACCATGCACTAGGATCACGAAATTTTCTATCTGTAACTCTTTCGTAATTTGTCTCTCCATCACTAGGTGCAGTTTGTCGCCAGATTATATCATCAGTATTAAACTCTAATTTTTCTTCTCCATAAGTTCCATTTTGAATACTAAAAATTTTAGAATTAGCCAGTCCAAGATTTCCTCTTTTAACCCATACTGAAAATGTATATTTATCAGAATTGGTAGGAGTTTCAGTTGTTCTAGTCATAACTGGAGTATCGCCATCTTCAAATCTACATGAGTTGGCTATTTCGTAAACACTAGTTGATAAAGTATTAGCTGGTAAAATAATCATTAACTATCCAATCTTGGAAATTCACCTAATGGTCTAGTAATAGATTTATCTTCTTGTTCTGTATATGTATATAAAGTTTCAAGAGCTGGTGTATCTGCTGCATTTGTAATTGCTGTTTCCATTTCAGCAGCTTTAGTTCTTACTGCTGCTCTATGAGTAGTGATTGAACTTGGTACTGCTGTTCCAGCATCTGCTTTTCTAGTTATGTACCAATCTGTATCTTGTAATATTCCAGCAGCTTGCTTTTTAATTGTTTGAATTAAATTATATTTTAATCCTCTAGTTTTAATATCTCCTACAGATTTATCAGAAGGTAAATCTCCATTATCGCTATCTGCTTGTGTCCAAGTAGTATCTGCATGAGCTTTAGCAGTTGCAGCTCCATAAGAACCTACAGCTTTATTGCTTTCTACTCCATAAGAAACATTAGTATTGATATACCATTGTTCATCTTTTTTATTAGTTGTATCTACTGTAACTTCAAAAATGCCAATTGCATTTCTTTCAGCTTCAGACCATAAGGTAAATATGGATCTTGGATATTGAATATCTCCAAGTGTAACACCTTTGTTACCACTATAAAATTTAGTTATTTGTTGATTTTCTATTAATGCAAACATATTACTCCTATGATAATGTTAAATTAAGATTTCTACCAACTTCAAGCCATTTAGCTCCATTATACCTAAAGTTAAACATATCTCCCTTTGAGGCAGTTGTTGTAGCTGTTGGTGCTGTGTCAGCAGCAAATTCGAATACTGCGTTCCAGGCTATAGTTCTACTTCCTGTTCCATCTTGAATACAAACAATTGAAATGAATTGTCCAGTTGTTGGATTAGTTGGTGCATCAAAAGTTACATTAGCTGTTAATGTTACTTTAGCAACTGGAGATGCTCTAACATCCCAATCTTGAGTAGCATCAAATGTTAATGTATCTTCTTCTAAATATACACCACCTGTTATTTTTGTCAAATTATTAGCATCTGCTGATAATACTTTAGATGCTGCACTTGTTCCTAATGTTGCAAGGTCAAGATAATTTAATTCTGTAGCAGTTGCTGTTACACCATCTAGTTTATTTAATTCAGCTCCAGTAGATGTAACTGCTGTTCCACCATAATTAAGATTACCTGCTGCTATAACTACTTCACCTGTTCCTTTTGGTGTTAAGGTAATACCAATATTAGAATCACCACCTACAGCTCCTAAAACTGGATTATTACTTGTTGCTGCGTTAGTAACTTCTAAATGATTAACTGCTGAAGATGTTGTTTGAAATACAACTTGTTCATTTCCATTGGCATCTGCAATATAACCTGCGTCAGCAATCTTAGGCGTTGTTAATGTAGGTGAAGTTAAAGTTTTGTTAGTTAATGTATCTGTTGTTGCTTTACCAACCAATGTGTCTGTTGCTGCTGGTAAAGTTACTGTTACATCAGCTGTTGCTGCTGGACCAATTAATGTAACTGAATTTGTTCCATTATCTGTATCTTCTTTAAATAAGATTGAACCAGCACTTGAGCTTGATCCACTTAATACTGGTGCTGTTAATGTTTTATTTGTTAAAGTTTGTGTTCCAGTTAAAGTTACGTCTCCAACATTTTGTGGTGTAATTTTTGTAAATGAAACTGAATCAGATCCTAATGTAGCCGAAGTGTTAGTAGTACACATCCACATAGTATTGTCATTAGTTGTTCCTTGATTAACTACTACAATCTGTCCTGATATTTCTGCTATTGCATCATACTCAGTTGATCTACTAGCTGTTCCACTTGAAACAACTGTGTAAATACCATTTTGACTATCAGTAGATTGGTTTTTAACTAAGACTTCATCTCCTGTAGCAAGTGTAACTCCATCAATTGTATCTCCGTTTTGAAGATCTGATGATAAAGTAATGTTAGCAGTTGTAGCTGCTTCTACAACTATTCTAGTTCTAAGTCCTGCAACTGCATTATCTACATAAGTAGTTGCTGCTTTAGCGTCTAGTTGAGTTTGAATAGCTGAACTAACGCCATCTAAATATCCTAATTCTGTATCAGTTACTGCTGATGATGTTATTTGTTTTGAGCTATTCGCAGTTAAAGCTCTACTAGCAGTTAAACCAGAAACAATTACATCGTTATTAAATGTAGCTTTTCCAGCTTCACTCATATCTAATGTTAATGCAGTAATTGCACTTCCACCATCATTACCTTTAATGATTACATCTTTATCTGATGTTGTAGACTTAACTACTAAATCTGTTGATGAGTTAGTAACTTCTCCAAATTGAGTACCTCCATCATAAAATTTTATATCTCCACCATCTGCGTCTAAGTGAATGTCTCCAGGAGCATCTAATGTTACACTTGTTGCTGCATTTAAAACAAAATCTAATGCTGTTGTTCCTGCTGCTTTAAGAGTTACATTATCTCCATCAGCATCAAGAATAATATCTCCTGATACATCTAATGTGTAGTCTCCAGTTATAGCTGTAGTTTCAGGTAATGAACTATTAGATGCACTAATAGCTCCAATGTGTACTGAAGTTATAGATTCATCTGAAAGAGAACCTGAATCCCAGGCAACTGTAACTGTTGTATTAGTTGAAAAAGCAACAGCTGTAATTGATCCATAAATTGTACCTGGTGTAGATGCTACAACTTTAACTCTACGACCTACGTGATAAACAGAAGTTACATTAACTCCTGCTATTGTAAAACTTGTAGAAGATGCGTAAGCTGGTGTGTATGTTCCTGCTCCATCTCCATATTCAATCCATTCAACAGAATTATAAAACTGTCTAATATCTGCCATTAAATCTCTAAAGGCATTATTAATATTAGAAGGTAACATTCCCTCTGCAACAGATACTGAACCTGTTGAAGTAGCTGAATTGTTTCCTGCTGTTGTATCGTATTTTCCTATATAACTTCCTGCCATAAATCTCCCTAATTCATAAACCAACTGTAAGCTTTATCGCTTTCAGTATTATTTTTATTAATTAATTCATTAACACTAGCTTCCAATTGTCTTTGGAAGTATTCTTGTGTTTCCATTGAATATCTTACATTATCTATATTAACTTCATCTGACATTATCTTACTCCTGCTCTTGATGCTACAAGGTCTATACCTTGTGCGTGAGTAAATGTAGTACCTGATGGTACTTTTACATTCGCTCTAATATATCTTCCAGATTTTCTAACTGGATTAATTCCACTATCTCTCATAGAAACTGAACTTGTTTCAGATTCTGTATCTGCTAATCGTTCTCTAGCTTTAACTGTTAATGTAGCTGTTGCATCTACAATAGGTCTAATACCTGTTATATTAGCTCTCATTCCAGGAAAAGGTTCTATTTCTGCTGTTTCTATTTCGCATTCATTATCTGTTCCTGAAAAAATTGCAGCTTTGTAATCACTATCAATTCCACCAAGTAAAACTTGTCCACCTGACCAGAAATCTGTATCTAATGCAGCATTAATATTTTCTAAGTTTTGAGATAAAATATCCATTAATTCTACAGTATAAGCTCCAACAAACTGTGAGAATATTGTACTTGCACTAGCATTTGCTAAAGACCATTTCTTAGTAGCATAATTATAAATAATTATTTTATCGCAAATTCCTGTTGTATTAGCTGCGTTTGATGTACTTGGAAATAACCACATAGCTAACTGATTAAATGGATCTACTGCTGCACAAATTCTATCTGCATATGCTTTGTTTAAATTAAGATCAAAATATCTATTAACTTTTTCTACACCAATAGGTATAATTTGATCACCATTAATTTGATAAAAACCATCATCTGCGTAAAAGAATATTTGTCTATTATCTTGACAAACTGTTCTTCCATATACAGCTCCTCTGTTTGGAGATATAACTGATAGCCTAAATACTACTGATCCACCAACATAGTCCATACGAATTATTTGGTTTTGTCTAAATACATATCCAACCTCACCAGAAGTTATTGCAACTACCTGTCCACCAGATCCTGGAAGATCTTGATAATCAGATTGTTTGCCAGACCAGACAGTAATATCATTAATGCCTGACCATTGAATTCTGTTTGTAGCATTTGTAATATTTCCTACAACTAAGAAGTCTCTAACTACTCCTGAAACTCTAAATACTGGTGCTGTACCTGCAGTTTGAATTGCTGTAAGAGCTGCAAAGTTAGTTGATGTTCCCATTAAATAATATTGAGCTGCATCTACTCCATTACTTGCTATTACATATTCACCAAACTGAGTGAATGTCCAAAAGTCATCATGATCTCCAGTTAAACTAGCTTTACGTGATGTAAATGCTCCAGATGTTAACTGATATAAATTTGTTCTTGTAGCTACAAAGTTATAAACTGTATTAGAGTTATCTCTAAATGAACCTGCACCTTTAGAATCTGTGCTTGTAGTATTTGAACTATAAGCTACTAAAGATGGAAATCTTTTATAAGTGTTTGCTGCATGATAAACATTAGTAGCTACATTAGCTCCCTGTTTGTTATGATCAGGTTGATCTGGTAACCATTCTCCAAAAGGTACTTGCATTATTTATTCTTTCTAGGTTTATAATAAATACCAAATTTAGGTTTAATTTTAATTTTTCTATTTTTACTTTTTTTAAGTGGTCCAATTTTAAAAATAGGTTTATAACCTGAACCTAAAGCTCTTGCTATATCTCTATCTAATTTGTCCATTATCTAGTCCTATAAAATGATAAGTCGGTTTGAACATCTGTTCTTTGAACTACAGGTGCACCACCATATGAATCTTGTTTGTCGTTTTGCTCACATCTTTCTAAAGATGTAGCATACATTTGTAACCAATTTTGTACTTGTTGTGGTTCTATTCCACCTAAAAAGTTAGCAGCGTGAAAAAGGGATCCATACAAATATACTGCAGGATGATTTGCGAGCATCCAATTGGATGTGTTAGATGCACTAAGAGCTGATATAGCTTTGTAGTATGATAGATAACCAGTATAGCTAGTATCAGGGGAAGGACCAAATCTAAAAGTTTCTGTTTCATTATCACTCTCTATTGTGTAAGCTCTAGGTTTTCCACTTCGAGATCCTCCTCTTGTTTCAAACATATTAGCTGGTGTAATGTATTCCAAAGGATATTTAACTGAGCTAGATAAAATATAAAATGATCTAACTGCAATAAATCCTGTAGGTACTGTTTCTGTTTCTGAATCAATAGTTATAGAATCTATTTGTTCCATAGCTCTAATTCTTAATTTAGCATTGAAATCTGCTTCTGTAAGTTTAATAAAATCGTCAGCAATCTCATCAGTTAAATCTGTTCTGTTTAACCAATTAGCTATTCCTGTTTTTAATTCTGCGTATGTTGATAATGCCATTACAATGATCCTTCTGCTGTTCTGAAATATCTAAACTCATTAGAGTTTAGTTTCATTCTCATAATTTTTCTTTGAATTTCTTTTGGTAGGGCAAACCAATTTCTACTTCCATTGTATTCATGTGCCCATAATTGTAAGACCAGAGGTGGTATACTAGCAACTCTTTTCATTTCTCTAGATTTAGAAAGCCATCCTTGATCCTGATTGTATAAGTCTTTATTTCTTTTCAACAAAGGATTTACATTTTGTTGATTATTAATAGTTAACTTTCCATCAGATTCTTGAATATACTTAGTTGTTATACCATTATCATATTCTACTGATCTTACTTTACCCATTACTCAGTCAATTCTGTAGCGTATAGTTCTCCATCAGAACCACCTATTCTTAATACTGCAATTTTTTCTCCAGTTGAAACTTTAATAACTTCAACTTCTCCTGCAGGTAAATAAGTAGTGCTTGTAGTTGCTGTTGGTGATACTGCTATATGTATATGACAAGCAATAGTACCTACAACTCTTATGTATTCTATGTTAGCTGAAAAAGCCGAACTTGCAGAAGATGAACTTCCAGAAGTTAGCTTATGCACAGTTCCATGTCTTAAACCATAGTTCATGTATTATTCTCCTTTTGTTTAGGATATGTTCCCAGAACGTTCCAGGAACATTACCTATATTAATTATCTTCTTATAACAAATGTAACAACAAGTTTAATTGTATTACTAGAAGCTCCATCAGTTATCATTTCGATAGAACCACCTTCTTCAACTCTGTTTGCTGCTGTCGGTGTTGCTGTGTCTACATCTCCTGCTGCTGATCCAGATTGTGTTACTGTAATTCCACCACCAGTTATAGCTGTACCACCTATTTCAAAAGTGATGCCTCCATTAGCAGTTCCAATTGCACCTTGAAGTGCTGTTAAAATTTTTACTACTTTACCTCCATCAGGTACAGGTACAAAAGTTGATGATGCTGTACTAATGTCTGCTATTGTAGATGTTAAAAAATAGTCGTTTAATGTTCTCATTTTATTCCTTAATTGTTCCGATCCTAACCTATCTCAGATCTTCAATTGTTTGAAATACTGCTAGGCGAGCAGATTTAAGGTTACTCGCCTATACAGTTAGTTATTATTATGAAGTTGTTAAGTCAGCAACAAGACCTGATGCTGCTTCATTTCTAGACTCAAGAGTAGCTTCTACTAAAAGCTGTCTCTTTTCAGAGTCACCAGTTTTTGACAATTCATGCATACTGAAGTCTCTTAAGAATGCAACTCCCCAGTAATTCATGTCAAGAACATAGCAATCTCTATCTCTAGAGAATCTATTTGGAACAACTTGCAATTGACCGAAGTCAGATGCGTAAACATCTACAGAAGTGTATAATGTAGCGTCTGCACCTGCATCAAATCTAGTGCTGTTTCCAGTGAATCCTGATAATTTTTGTTTATTAAAAGGACCAACCATAATCATAGTTGGATCTCCACCTTCATCCCATACTGATTTAATTACAGATTTTAAAAGATCTTCTGTGAACGCTCTCTGAGTACCATCAGTTCTAGCAGTATTACCTACTGAACCTGAAGTACCAGAAGTTCCCATTACATCATTTGTTGCAACCCAAGCTCCTAAAGAACCCATTTCTCTAGCAGCAGTAGCTGAACCTGTAACTTCTGCATTGTTAGTTGTGATTTGTGCTTCCATATCTCTTTTAAGCTCTTTAGCTTTTTTAGCGATTTGGTAAGCTAATTCAGATGCTCTACCAGCTTTATCAACTGCTTCCTGCGTACCTGTGATTACAACT